CAGCCAACGCTGGCTTGGTTGAAGGCATGAAAGGTCTGTTTAACCCAACAGACACTATCAGCAAGCAATTCAAGAACGGCATGATGGGCACTGGCGTGTTGGGCTTTGACGAGATCAACATGTCTCAGTCTATCAAGCAACACACAACTGGCTCTCGCGTTGCCACCGGCAACTCTGTGACCACCACTGTGACTTCTCAAGGTGCTTCTAGCATTGCTTTGACTATCGGCTCTGGCCTGACAGTTAAAGCCGGTGACGTGTTCACTGTTGCTGATTGCTTCGCTGTGAACCCACAGACCCGCGAGTCTACTGGTTCGTTGTTCCAGTTCGTTGCTTTGGCTGACGCCACTGCCAGCGGCACTGCAATTGTCGTGTCTGTTGCTCCTATCTACACCGCCGCCAATGCTTTGGCTACCGTTGACAGCTTCCCTGTCTCTGGTAAGGCTGTCGTGTTCGTAGGCGCTGCTTCTAGCCAGTACGCACAGAACTTGGTCTATCACAAGGACGCCATCACTTTTGCAACTGCTGACTTGCTGTTGCCACAAGGTGTTGACATGGCTGCTCGCGCAGTCCACAACGGTATCTCTTTGCGTGTCGTGCGCCAGTACGACATCAACAATGACCGTATGCCTTGCCGTATTGACGTTTTGTACGGCTTCAACACGATCCGCCCACAAATGGGCTGCCGTATCTGGGGCTAATTGATTGGGGCTTCGGCCCCTATCTCTGTTATTAACATTGAAAGGAAATTATCATGGCATTACCTAATGGCGCAGGCGGTTACCAAGTTGGTGACGGCAATCTTGGCGAAATCAGTTTCTCCAACACCAGCACTCCAGTTGCTTTGACTGGCGCGGCTGTCACTATCACCGCAGCCGATTTGGCTTCCGGTGTGTGTACCATGGACTCAGGCGGCACAGACGCTGGAGCCTATGTATTCCCCACAGGCGCATTGCTTGACGCTGCATTCCCTAGCCTTAAAGTTGGCTCGACATTTGACTGCGCTTTCATCAACCTTGGTGACAATGCAGCAAATGACGTAGTTTTCACTGCTGGCACGGGCAACACCCTTGTTGGTAACGACACGATCCAAGATTCGCTGACCAAAACCAGCAACACATCTGGCACGTTCCGTTTCCGCAAAACTGGTGACGCAGCGTACTCAATCTATCGCGTTGCCTAAACTTAAATGGGGGCTTCGGCCCTCATTTTTAAAGGAAAAATCATGACCTCTAATACCAAATCAATTGGCGTTGCTTTTGAAGACCAAGACATCATTGGGTCTAATTTTGTACTGGCTGGTGGCGAGTTGGGCTATACCGCAGAAGCAAGCGGCACAGTGACTCAATTGACAGACAAGTCCACAGCGGTCACGCTGAACAAGTCTGCTGGTCAGATCACACTGAACGGCGCCTCTTTGGCAAACATCACAAATGTTTCGTTCACTTTGAACAACAGCACAATCAGCGAAAAAGACGTTATTATTTTAAGCGTGTCTTCTGGCGCTACCGCTGGTGCTTACAACTGCTGGATTTCTAGCAAAACCACAGGAAGTTGCGTAATCACAATTCGCAACCTTTCGGGCGGTTCGCTGTCTGAAGCTTTTGTAATCAACTTTGCAGTTATCCACGTTCTGTAAACCAAATGGGGGCTAATCACCCCCATTCTTAAATTATGAACATTACATTGACACACCCCATCCACGGCGCAAAGATTGCAACAATGGAGTCTGAGGTTGAAATGGATGAAAGAAATGGCTGGACTCGTTATAATCCAGACACGCCTTCTGAAACTGAAGAAGCGGCTCCCGTGAACGTGCTGGAAGTTAAACGCCGTAGAAAAACCACTGCAGAGGTTTAAAAATGACAACGTACACCGCTGGCCAACAAATCGAACGGGCGCTTAGACTTCTCGGTGTGCTTGCTGAAGGTGAAACGCCCTCTGCGGCTACGTCACAAGACGCCTTGATGGCGTTCAATCAAATGATTGATTCGTGGAACACAGAGCGTTTAGCCGTGTTTTGCACACAAGATCAAGTCTTTACATGGCCAGCAGGCTTAATTAGCCGCACCCTTGGCCCAACTGGTGACTTTGTTGGCCTTCGCCCCATTTTGCTTGATGATGCTACGTACTTTAAAGCAAACAATGGTGTGTCTTACGGCATCAAGATGATTAACCAACAGCAGTACAACGGTATTGCTGTTAAGACCGTAACGTCCACCTACCCACAAGTGATGTGGGTAAACATGACGTTTCCCGATATTGAGATATATCTCTATCCAAGGCCAACGCAAGACTTGGAATTTCACTTTGTATCGGTTGAAGAACTAAATCGCCCCGCCACACTATCCACGGTGCTGTACTACCCGCCTGGCTATTTGCGGGCGTTTACATACAACTTGGCCATGGAGTTTGCCCCTGAGTTTGGTGTTGAGCCAAGCCCACAAGTGCAGCGCATTGCGATGACTTCTAAGCGTGACTTGAAGCGCATCAACAACCCTGATGATGTGATGGCACTGCCTTACGCATTGGTGGCCAACCGCCAGCGTTTCAACATCTATGCCGGTAACTACTAATGAAGACGCCGATTCTTGGCTCTACTTATGTAGCGCGGTCTGTCAATGCGGCAGACGCTCGGATGGTCAATCTCTTTCCAGAGATCGTCCCAGAGGCCGGTAAAGAGCCTGCGTTCCTAAACCGCGCCCCTGGCCTTAAGTTGCTCAATACCATTGGCAACGGCCCTGTCCGTGGCCTGTGGGCGTTTTCATCTAGCGACAGCACGGCCTTTGTTGTTTCTGGCACACAACTGTACAAGATCACCACATCGTATGTCGCCACGCTAATTGGCACGGTGGCTGGTACTGGCCCTGTCAGTCTGGCTGACAATGGCACGCAGCTGTTCATTGCGGCCAACGGCCCCAGCTACATCTACAACAACACGACAAACGCCTTTGGCCAGATCACCGATCCAGACTTCCCAGGCGCTGTGACTGTCTGTTATCTGGACGGCTACTTTGTGTTCAACCAACCTAACAGCCAGTTTCTGTGGGTAACTCAGGTGCTAGACGGCACGTCCATTGACCCGCTAGAATTTAAAAGTGTTGAAGGCTCTCCTGACGGTCTGGTTGCCGTGGTGGCCAACTTCCGTGAAGTCTGGGCGTTTGGCACAAACTCGATTGAGGTCTGGTACGACAGCGGCGCGTTAGATTTTCCTCTTGAGCGCATTCAAGGCGCGTTTAACGAGTTGGGTTGTGCTGCCCCCTACTCTATTGCAAAGATGGATAACGGCCTGTTTTGGCTTGGCCGTGACCGCCGTGGCCAAGGTATTGTCTACCGCGCCAACGGTTACACCGGCGTTCGCATTTCCACGCACGCTGTTGAGTGGCAGATTCAGCAATACGCCGATCTGTCGGACGCCATTGGCTACACCTATCAGCAAGACGGCCACAGCTTCTATGTACTGGTTTTCCCTAGTGCTAACACCACTTGGGTATATGACGCCGCTACGCAAGCCTGGCATGAGCGTGCAGGGTTTGCCAATGGCGAATTTACACGCCACCGTGGCAACTGCCAGATGGCGTTTAACAACAAGGTTGTCATTGGCGACTTTGAAAACGGCAACATCTATGCGTTTGATTTGGATGACTTTAGCGACAACGGTAGCATCCAGAAATGGCTGCGCTCATGGCGTGCGCTGCCGACTGGCCAAAACAATCTGCGCCGCACAACTCAGCACATGTTGCAATTGGACTGCGAGTCTGGCGTAGGTTTAAACGGATATGTTATTCCTGAAGTAATTTATCTTCAAACAGAAAATGATGATTATTTAATTACCGAAAACGGTGACTATTTGATTAGTGATGACGAAACAGTCATTACGCAAGGTAGTGACCCGCAAGTCATGCTCCGCTGGTCAGACGATGGCGGCCACACATGGTCAAACGAGCATTGGGCATCTATGGGCAAAATTGGTCAGTATTACAAACGTGTAATCTGGCGGCGTTTGGGCATGACCGTTAAACTGCGGGATCGTGTTTATGAGGCGTCTGGCACTGACCCTGTAAAGATTGCCATCATGGGTGCGGAACTAATCCTGAGTCCAACGAATGCCTAGCCCTAACGCTACGCCAACGCCGATCACGCCGCCACGAGTGCCGCTGATTGACCCCCGCACGGGTCTGATTGACCGCGCTTGGTATTTGTTTTTTCTGTCGTTAAATGATATTGCGACTGGCGTTGTTGACGATGTTAATCTTAACGCTGACGCCATATCCTTGCTTGCGTCTTACGATGCAGCGCTCATGTCTGTCAACCAAGAGTTGCAGACCCTACCGCCAGTGGTCACCTTACCAGTTCCTGACGTATTGACTGACTGCTGCTCGGCTTTAGATTCCCAAGTGGCCGAGATGCAAAAGCAGATCGAGGCGTTGCAAGTGCAACCGATTGTTGACACCGCAGCTATTACTGCCGCCATTAACGCCGCATCATCAGCGCCAGTCACCAAAACCGCTGACTTTACGGTAGCTGAC